ATTAAAGATGCTATCTTCTGCTAAACCAATAATTGAAGAGATTGGCTCATTACCAGTAACCTCTAAAATTTTATCTTGTGTTTGTTCTAATTGCTTTCTTAAAAGCCTAGCAATTTCTAGTTTACGAATTTTAGCAGCAAATCTACGAACATTTTCTAGACTAACAGGAAAGTCCATGATAGCCCTTAAATGTTGTGTTTCTTCTTTTTTGGAAAGAATATGAGAAACACCAACTTCTTGAGCAATTGAATATATCGAAGCAATATCTATTTTAGATTGATTATTTTCACACAGTGTCTTTAAACACTTAAAAATAATACTATTGCTATCAATTGTAAATGATGTTTCTTGAATAATATCAGCTATATCAAGATAAGCTGCTTCACCATACTGACAAATACCAGCCAATACCGCTCTTTCTGCGGCAGGATCACACAAAATCATCAGCCTGCTCCCGTTGAACACTTGTTACATTTATATCTTTCTATAGACTCCACCAGCATTGGTGCAATCTTTTCTTTTTTTCCACAAATCCTACATTGAACATTGATAAAATCGAATGGTCTATTTCTTGCTGATGGTGGTGGTTTCTTAATTTTTTTATCTATTTCCACATCCTCTTTGCACATAGTAAATTCAGCCATACTATTAAATTTGTTTACGGCCTGCTTTTTCTTTTTTGTTTTTGGTGTGCTTTTTTTAGTTGATGATTTTGGTTTTACATCAACATCATCGTCATCATCTTGTAATCCCTTTTGCAGAATAGCAATTAGGGCTTTAATATCATCTTTATCAAGACCCATGTTTCACCTTTGTTCTTTGTATAGATAACATAATATCAGAAAGATTCTTTACACTATTAGCTAAATATGATAGTCTATCAATACGTTGTTGTGCATACTTTTTAATCTTACTAAGTGTGCTAGCCTTATCATTATGTTTAATAGCTTGTAGTGATTTTTCTACATATCCGTAGCCCTTGTAATTATTCAATTCGTCCGCTATTGTTTCCTTAATATTTTCTTCTGCCCAGTTATGTCTGGCTATTTCTCTGTTTAATGTACGCTGTAGAAAAAAAGCATACTGTCCTAGTCTATATGCGATTTGAGCACAATCTTCGGGATTTAATTTTTCAATACTATCTCTAGTCATTGTGAAATAATCATTCATTTCACTTTCAACAAAATTATGAACATCTGAGAACTTTCCTAAGCCAATAGAATGCTCATATTCGTCTAAAATATCATCCCAATATTTTACTTCTTCTTTTGATGTTTTAAGCATTTTTAATTCTTTCTATCCACAAGTCTTTTGATTCATAATGAGGTAGTTCTATGTATTTAATATTATTAATATCACACCATTCCTTTTTTTCTCTGTCTCTTTTTTGGGCTTTTAGGAAATTTAATGGACTAGAATGATAAAACGCAACAAACTTATAATGTTGTTCTCCGTGTACTTCAAAACATATTTTTTTAAGTGGTAAATAAAAATCTAAGTATAATGTTTGAGATTTCCTAACTTGTATAGGAACCTCTTCTAATATTTGAAGTGTTGGAAAATGTTCTATTAATAATGATCGTGCTATTAAATGCAATGATGACCTATTATCTGTTTTACCTTTGGCCATATTGCCTGTTAATAACCAATTATATGAATTACTATCTAAATCTTTAACTAGCATTTAAGTCCCATTGTGTCCTTGATATTTTTAACTAAATCTGTAAATGCTTTATTATTGTCTAATAAATATTGTCTTAACTTTTCTGTACCTTGAAATTTGGGCTTATCTGGAATAGAAGTTAAAGTATACCAAGCACCACCCTTATGAATCAAACCCATATCAGAGCCTAGAGTTATAGCTTCCATATATTTATCAATACCATGACCGTATCTTAAATAACTAGTAATAACACCGCCCGGTGGCCCTAAAGCAGAGCATACAACTTGCCATTCTACTTCTTGACCAATTTGTGTACCATCAGCACTTAATGTCCATGGTTTACTACTTTTTGCTCTGAGTTTAATATCTGTTTGATATGCTATTGCTTGACCACTCTTTTCCTTAAATTCTGCACCATATCCTGTGGGATTTCCCATAAGATGGGTAATACCTATAACAATATTTTTATTAACAGGAATAACATTTGCTACTTTGCGACAAAATTTGGCTAATAGTTTTGCACCATCAGCCCTTTGCATTTTATCCATTTCACTTGTAATTTCTGCTTCTGTGCATAGTGCGGAGTATGAGTCTATAATAACCACAGACCCTGGTAGTTCATTAATAATTTTTTCTGCAATTTGCAGATAATCTTCTGCATGTAAGATCTTACCTTGTTGACTACCTATTACATGAAACCTATCAAGATCCAAACCGGGAATTCCTTCTAAATCTCTCTTTTTTAATCTTCCTTCTATATTTAGATAGTAAACTTCTCTTGGAGTCTTAAGTGATCCTTGATATTCTGGTCTTTGAGCAGTAGCACAAAAATCTAATGACAAACTTGTTTTACCAACTTTTGGTTGTCCAGTAAGAACCACAAAACTACCTTCTGGTACTCCACCATTCAAGATAATATCAAGTGCTGGACTTACTGGAATAACTGTGCTTTTACGATCTACTATAGCACTACCAGAAACAATAATATCGTCACCAAAATTTTTTACTACATCTTCTTTAAGACTCATTATCTAGATCCTTTAGTTTTGAAATAATGTTCGATTTTTTAATTGATTTATTACCAAAAACAATATCATTAGTTCTATTAAATTCTAATGATAATGTAGTATTCTGGGCTTGTAATTTCTTTTCTTCTTCCTCTATAATAGGAATTAGAAATGGCGCTCGCAGGGAATAAATTTTTTGTGCTTTGGGATGAGACAACGCCTTTAGTATAGCAGCATCAGGGTACGTTTTTAATAACTTATTCGCACTAGCTATTTGATCTCTATAGAATTTAGACCATTCTTTATTAATCCAAAATTTATAATGAAGATCTTTTTTATTTAATTTTGCTTTTTTCTCACAAATAATTTCTGTGATGTATTGAGCGGCACTAACCAACTTATCATTGGAGTACTTGGATGGATATTTTTTCTGAGACATCTTATTTAATAGACCAATATTCAGCTGTTGTCAGAGTCCTTGGGTCTATAAATATAGTTTGATGTTCTTGATTTATGTAAAGCGTCTAAGTTTTTAATAAATTCATCTGACAATTGTGCTGCGGCTTCTGTCATAATACTAACAGTATTATTTTTCTTAGCAGAGGTTTGACGTATCATCAAATCTTTTGTTTTATCTGTTTTTGCTGCTTTGGTTTTTTTATTGTCTTTGATAACCTTTTCAACGTCTGTTAGTGGAACTTTTAATTCTGATGCAATTTCTTCTGGACTTTTTTTATCCTGAAATGCTAAATATTTTATAGCATATTCTTTTGTCTTATTAATCTTAGCCATTAGTTTATCTCTCTTTCTGCGTTGTTAAGCCATGCCATATTTTTGGTAGATAAGAAGTTTAAATAAAAATCAAAAACTCTTTGATTTACTTCTTTGAATTCAAACTGTTTGCGTCCTATCTTTGAAAGAAATTTGGTATTTTGTCCTTCACTATATAAACCAATAGGATTGTATATCTTACCATATGTACCAACTTTTATATAATATCTGGTTGGACGATTATCTGTTGTTGATGTTTTTGCTACAACCTTATTATTTTCTTCTGTGGCTCTTGGTCTTTTATTGTCGTCTAGATAGTCATGATCTCCTAGAATAGTAAAATATTCATATGATTTTACTGCTTGAGGAGTATTTTCTTGAAAAAATAAATTATCTTTGTTTAACTTGGCCATATCGTCTTAACGCCTTTCTTCATTCGTGTCATGCCTTTTGGCAATGGTTTTTCTTCTTTATGTTCTTTGTAATCATTATGTTTTTGATAAAGATCAGCTTTTTGATCATCGCTAAGTCGATCTCTATTTCTATTTGCTAGATCGCCTATGGTTTTAAGTTCACTATCGCTTTTCTTGACTGATGCGTTTTGTGTTATAACGTCTTTGATATATAGTCTACCGGTATTAATGCTTTTGCATTTCTCGCATTTTGGATGTTCTTTATAATCCTTAATATAAAAGAATAACTCAAATTCCGCCGAGCAATCTTTGCAGCAATAAGAATATGTTGGCATTATAAATAAGACTCTGGAAGATATACTTTCCACTCACTTGGTATTTCCATTCTTATTTTAGATAAGTAGGTGGTCACAGGCAAGTACTTGGTGTGCTTATATGGAATTGATGGTAAGGTTTTAAGTGGCATATTAGCCTGTTTAGGAGTTCTGTTTCTTTTCTTTCTGTTGCAGTAGATACATGCTGTTACAATATTAGTCCAAGATGTTGGAGAACCAATATTATTGTCCCATACCGATTTGGGTATAACATGATCGTATGTTAGATGAGAAATATCATATGATGTATCACAATATTGACAGGTATAATTATCTCTAATAAATAAATTTTTTCTAGAAAACTTAACTTTGTAGTTATTAATTCTAAAGTATTTTACTGTTTTAACTACTGCTGGTATAGGATATTTTTTATTATTTGCTCCAGCAATAAAATCATCTTTATAAAAATCAATAATTTCTACGCCTATCTTATGATTATATTCATGCTTCATTGCCCATACACAAGCTCTTTTCCAATTAATTACAGTCAATGGAGTATAATCAGAATTTAAAACTAAGCATTTTTCATGTTTATTTTTCATTTTCGTAAGAATTAAATCTGTTTAAAATAGTTCCTATAATTGGATTTCTAACAATATCTTTATTGTCTAAATAAGAAATACCAATTCCTTCAATGTCTGTTAATATTTGTGTCATTATATGAAATCCTCCTTGCATATGTTTGTGCAAATCGGACTGACTAATATCTCCAGTTAATACCATTTTACTATTATTGCCAAGTCGTGTTAATAACATTTTTAGTTGATCATATGAAGCATTTTGACATTCATCAGCAACTATAAAACTGTTATGAAAATTACGACCACGCATTAGTCCTAATGGTACAATCTCAATTTTATTATTTAATTTTAAACTAGTATATTGAGCAGGAGTTATAAAATGATTGATTTCATCTAGTAGTGGTAATAAATATGGATGTAGCTTTTCTTCTGCTGTTCCGGGTAGATATCCAATTTTTTCACCACTTTCCACAACTGGTCTGGTGATTACAATTTTTTTAATTTTTTCATCCAATAAATATTCTAATGCCATACCTATAGCAATATGTGTTTTACCACTACCAGCAACACCTTGACAAAAAGTAATATGATTTTCAGCAATAGTTCTGATATATTCTTTTTGATTGTCTGTGCGTGGTTTTAATCTGTTTCTATAGGATGGAGTAGTAACTTCTAATCCATCAGTAATGTCTATAACTTTTGCTCTTTTATTTGAATTTTTAGTTTTTTTTCTCAATGAATATACCTTATGTATAGAGTTAAATTAGACAAGCGCCACCGGCACAACTAATTTCCTCGATACCTACAGTATTATCCTCTGTTTCTGATAGTTGTGTATAATCAATCTTTTTAAAGCTATTATAAAGATCACAATATATTTTCCAATTATAAACATCTTTCATACAATATGTAAGACGCTTAATATCACTATTAAAATATTTGCCAGCAAAATTTTTCATTTTGGTAACAAACAACAACTTATCTTGTGGATCTTCTGTTTTAGCCTGATTCATACTAACATAATCACACGCGGCCCATAAATTATTATTAAAAGCATTAAGTGCAAGTTCTATTAAACCAGAACACCATAATGCAGCGTCCCCGTATTCTTTAACAATTTCTCTACTAGTATAGACTGTAGTAAATGGTGCTTGTGGATAATCTTTATCACCACTTTGTGGAATAAGAGATATACCGGCAAAATACTTACGGTTATCATAAATAAATCTGGTTACATCTTCCCACTCGTCTGGTTTGACTGTGACAGTATTACTAACATTATGACTTAAATATTCTTGGGTACATAATCCTTTATTTTTACCTGATTGAACCCAATGCTTTTGAGTATCTTTAACTATTGATAACATCTCAACAGCCGGTAATTGATTCTTTAGTTTTGCACCATCTGGCACTTCTACTGGGAATTTAATAACTTCATCAGTATTATTTGCTGACCAACTGGATTTCTCACATGCTTGTGGATTAATCTTCTTAAAATGTTGATATGGTGCTTCTAAAATATTAGCCTGTACATGACGAATATATCTTTTAGCATGGTGTGGATGAATACCTGAACTTGTACCCAACATACTACTACTTGTTCCTTCAGGCTTTAAGCATGTTACTCTAGCAGCTTGATTGATACCAATCTTTTTTGCTAGATCTTTATTAGTTTCAACAGCAATTTTTGCACCTTTGGTTAATACTTTTTCTGTTAATACTAAATCATGCTTTTCCATTGTTCCAGTTAATGAAACGCCCAGTAAAGCTTCTCTATTAAAAATTCTTTCACTAATCTCTCCCAAATAATCCAGTTTAGTAAAACCAGCTTGAAGAGTACCAATAATTGAAGCCGCTTTGCATCTTTCATAGAAATCCTCCTCGTCGGTGACGCTGGAACAATTAATAGTAGAAAGATTACAGCCTTGCCATCCACTCTTACCACTTTCTTCGTCCACTGGCCACATACCGATTTCTACACAGGGATTAAAAATCATCTCTGTAGATTCGCTCCAAATAAATCCAGGCTCACCAAATTCTTTCACAGATTGCATTAAAGTATCAAATTCCTCAAAAGTAGTTTCATTCTTTAAAAGGAGTGCGGAATTATTACTTCTTGCTCTCTGTGGATTGTCAATAAACCAATTACCAGTTTTAGCCTTTGCCATTTCTTCATCATCAGGACTAAACAAAGCTAAACTAGCAGATCTTCTAACTCCACCACTTAGTACAGCATCGCTACTATGCATAACTATATCATAAGCATCAATTGGGCGTAATCTTTTTTGCCCATTTGCTATGCAACGATCTAGTAATGCTCTTATCTTTTCAAGACCATTGGCCAATGGTTCATAGCCAGGAGCCTTGCCGACACCGCTTGCTAAAGAAGATCCCTTTGGTCTAATATTAGAGTAATCAAATAAAATATGACAATTTTTATATTGTTTGAATTCTTCAACGGGCTTGCTAAAATAGCTACTTAATAAAACACCAAGAGCATCAGCCCATCCTTCAATACTGTCATCTATAACGTATTTAGTTCCTTGTCCTTCTGGTGGATTATGTTCTAATGTTGGTAATTTGGCAACATGGTGCTTTTGCACACTAAAGCCTGTGCCACTACCACAAAGTAGTAGCCAAAAACATTCTTGAAAAAATCTTAGTCTATCACAATAACTTGATGTGCAATTATAAATTTTAGCATGTCTTTTGAGAATTGGTTCGCCACCAAATTGTAAGGCTCTTTGACTACCAAGAACCTTTTTCTTATGCATAATATCGTATGCCCAATCAATTTCATCTTTTATACCAAACTCATCGTATTTAGTATGCATCATGTTACGCACTCTATCAACAGCTTCTTTCCATGTTTCACGACGTTGTTTATCTTCTAACCAACGAGCGTATTTACTAACAAATGTATAATTTTGAAGCTCTTGAAGTGCAGACATATTATCTCCTATTTAAAATTGCAGAAATTCCTAGTAATACAGCAGCTTGAAAAGAAATTGAGGACATTTCTGTATTACCGTTAAATTGATGATATAAAAAAATAAACATACTAATATAGAATATTGTTGTATTCATAATACACCACATAATGTTTTCAACCATGAAAGATTCGGTTCAAGATATATAATTTCTATTCCACTCATCGAAACAAAAGTATCAAATCTTTTTTGTGCATCATGATCGAATAAATGTGTACCATGATCTTTTGACATAATAACCTTTTTAATTCCTTCTTGCCATAAGGCCATAATACAGTCATTACAGCTTTGACCAGTTACATATGCAATACCATTATCAGGACGAACCACACAATTTGATAAAGCATTACGTTCAGCATGGATCATCCACGGATATTTTTCTGGGCGTATATTTGGTAATAACTGATCATTTAATCCGTGAGGAAATCCATTATAACCCATACCCAAGATTCTATTTTTAGAATCTGTAATAACACATCCATGTTGTGTTTGGATGTCATGACTACGTTGAGAAACAACTTTAGCCAATCCTAAAAAATAATCAGTCCATGATGGTCTCATGGATCTATTATAGACCACCAGATCGATTGGTCAAGATTTATTTTGCTGTGAGTTTGTTATATAATACTAATGAGAGAACACTACCAGCAACTCCCATTACTACTCCTGCTGGAGACACAGCATCATAGCTTCCTAATAAATATAGAATTGCTCCACCCATATAAGATCCTGCAACTCCTAAAGCTACAGTTTTTACAAAACCAAAATTTTCTTCTCCTGGTACTATACTTTTTGCAATAGAACCAACAAATAAACCATATACACACCAGACTAAAATATTAAACATTGGATGCCTCCACTAAAGTTATAATTTCATCATCCTTGAGATTTGCTCCTGTATCTAAAATAGCATTCAATAATTGCATGCCATATTTTTCATATTGTTCTTTGGGAAGTTCGCGTCTTAGTATTCTTTTGATTCTTAGTTTGGTGAAGGTTCCACGACGAGAGCTATATTCTTTTATTGATGAACCGTAAACATTATATTTATCTTGTGCTGTATAATCACCAG